TACCTCAAGCGATCCTCTCAAGGCAAAGAAATCCTTCCGACCAAAACCAGGCAAATCTTCGCAAGTCGACATATAAAAATTCTGTTGACCAAAGAAGCTCAACATTGATGAAAGCAAAATGGCAGGACTTGACACACTCGAATCAATCGAAAGACGTATATCACTTCTAGAAGCTGCTCTGGAAGCAGCAATTGGCGGAGCTGAGTATGAATACGACAATGATGGCGTCAAGATGAAGATCAAAAGACAAGATATAAAATGGATAGAAGATAACCTTAATAAGTATAAAGGTAAACGCCTTAGAATGTTAGGCTATTCTAGACCAAAGATCGGAAATATAACTCCAAGGGACTGGTAATGTCGCAGAATAATCCAAATCCAATCACAGCTTTATCAACGCGACAATTGAATTCTTTAATCAATCGTCAAAAAAAAGAGCTCGAACTCCGACAACTTACGTATAAGAACAAATTTGCCGCATCTGCTAGCGATAATTTGACGATGTTTCAGAATTTACCGAATGGCGCTTACCAAGGCGCAACATCTAAGAAAGTTTACAAGAATTGGTATACAGAAGAACGATCTACAGACCGAGAGATCCTTCCCAATCTCAAGAAGCTTCGCGAACGTGCAAATGACTTATATAATAACGATGCCGCTAGCCACGGAACAATTAAAACTCTAACACAAGGCGTCACTGCGGGCGGATTAGAACTCCAAGCTACCATGAACCGCGATTTTTTGAAGAAAAAATACGCATTTTCAGACAACGACATCGATGAATTGGAAGATTCCGTCGAAATGGAATGGGATCTATTCTCGGAATCTGCAGAATGTGACTTCCAAAGAAGACTTCATTTTTCAGAAATCGAAGAACTTGGCTTCTTAAATTTTGCAAACACTGGCGAATCAATCGTTACTTTACCATTCTACGAACGAGCAGGCAACCCTTTTGGGCTAAAAATCGCATTAATTTCCTCTTCTCGGCTGCAAAATCCGAACAATATGTACGACTCCAACGCAATTGCAGGCGGAATCGAGACAAATCGATTTGGAGAAATAGTCGCATATCACATCTTAGATGAAGCTGTCGAAGTCGTTAATAATTTTCAAAAAGAATGGAAAAGAATTCCAGCTTTTGGAACCAAAACTGGAAGGCCAAACCTTTTGCACATTTTCCGTTCTGAAAAAGTCGGACAACGCCGTGGGCTTCCATTCCTCTACCCCGTAATGGAAGAATTGAAACAATCTTCCCGATTTTCCGAAGCAGCACTGGCGAAACAAGTCATTTCGCAAATGTTGACAGTATTTATCACGCATAACAGAGAACTAGACGAAGAAGAATATCTTGAAGCCAAGAAAAATGGGCTTATAAATTACGAACTCGGTCCCGGTGCAGTTTATCACACAGCCGCAGACGAAGATGTGAAAATAGTAAACCCAAATTTATCTGAAAATCTATACGACTCATTTTTAAATGGTGCTCTTAAAAGAATTGGGATGGGAACAGGAATTCCATTTGAAGTGCTAGCAAAACAATTCATGTCATCCTATTCTGCATCCCGTGCAGCGCAGTCCGAAGCATGGAGATTTTTCCTTAACCTCCGCAAATGGTATGTTAAGAAATTACATAAGCCTGTTTATAAGGAACTCATCATGGAATCAGTCGCTCGCAAGAGAATCGATCTGCCAGGCTTCTTCGAGGATCCACTATCTCAAATGGCCTATCTTGGATCTCAGTGGCTTGGATTCGGAATGCCGCAAATGGATCCTTACAAAGAGGCAAAAGCTTTAGAGATTAATAAAAAAAACTTATGGGCAACAGATCAAGAAATCTCTTATTCTCTCGGGCACGGTGATATCGATAAAAATTACCGAAGAATCGCAAGAGAAAAGAAAAAGAGAATCGAACTCGGACTCGAAGATCAACCTGTTCTATTTGCCCAACCTAACCAGAATGCAAGTCAAGGCTCAAATTCTACCAACAACCCGAATCAAAATAAGAACTCGAACTCAAACCAAAACTCGAATCAATCCACTAACAACCAACTCGATGAACTCGATCAGGAATTGAAAGATGAACTGGAAGCAGAAGACGAGCAAACCACACCACCAAGGAAATAAAAAATGAAATCAAACTCGAAAGTAAAATCTCTTCTAACAAAAGCGAAAGAGCCTCTTCTTCTAGAATCCAATGCTTATGATTCAATTCAATCCATCGCAGGAGATCCAATGATTTTCCTTAAGGCGGCAGGCGAATCTTGGGAATATCCTGCTCACATGTCAGAAGATCCAAAGATTGTAACAGTCGCAAGATCAACCAATCCATATATTAAGCTTCACGATGATATTGCAATTATAGATTTAATGGGTCCTCTTGCCAATGAACCTTCTTGTATGGAATCAATGGCTGGATGGTCTTCCACCGAAGCCGTTCGGAATGCACTCAAGATTGCATACAATGATCCTTCGATCCAAGGCATTCTTCTAAATGTAAATTCTCCTGGTGGCGAAGTTGATGGAACCGATGCAACCGCATCTTTAATTCAAGAAATTGCAAAATCAAAACCTGTTTACTCTTATGCCTCTGGAATGATGGCATCCGCAGCGTATTGGGTAGGGTCAGCTTCAACGAAAGTTTTTGCAGCACCTACTTCCGAAATTGGTTCTGTTGGTGTCGTTTTTTCGTTAGTTGATGATTCAGAAAGAATGGCGAAAGAAGGGCTCAAAAGAAAAGAAATTGTTTCAGACATTTCTCCTGACAAGCGAATTGATATGAATTCCGAAGAAGGCGAAAGTTACATTAGAACAAGAGCCAACGATATTGCATCAATTTTTGTTGACAAAATAAGTTCTATGCGGAAGGTGCCTCAAAGTCATGTCCTTGAACATTTTGGAAAAGGAAGAGTTATGATCGCATCGAAGGCACTAGATGCGAAGATGATTGATCATATCTCAACCTTAGACGAAGCAGTCTTGGATTTAAAGAATTACTCGCATAACAACAAAGGAGCAAACATGGATCTTCGCACTATTACAGCACAAGAACTTAAGGATGGAAATCCGAAGTTATTCGAAGAAATTCAATCCTCCGCCCATTCAAAATCTTACGATGAGGGCTATCAGGCAGGAATTGAAGCTGAATCCAAGAGAGTCAACGCAATCTTAGGCAAAGCAAAAGCAGGATATGGAGATGTAACCAAAAAGCATCTTATGGATCCAAATTCAAACATGGAATCTTTCTTATCCGAACTCGTAGATGCAAAAGAATCTACTAATAAGGATTTCCTTTCAAATCTAAATGAAGATGCTTCTAAAGTGAACAAACTTGGAGCAGACAGTGGGAAAGAAGATAAAGTTCTTACAATCGACGAGCAAGTTGCACAATTCGCCGTTGAATCAATCAAAAATCCAACCAGAGGTATAACATAACATGGCATCAACTACAGAAGTCCAAAGCAAAGTATTAGTCAATCCTGCATACCAACACGAGACAGAAGATGTCGTGGTTCTTTCAGGACAAAATCTTGTAAAAGGAGATATCGTAGATATACTCCTCACAACTACTAACGCTGGCAAAGTCGCAGGAAGCGATAAAGCAACTAGAACAAACTTGGATTGGTTTGGGGTGCTTGGCGAAGACTGCAACGCCAGCGCAGGCGATAAGCGATCTTTCGTAATTAAATTCGGATCTGTCAATGAGAACGAAGTCGCACTCCCAGCAGGCGCAGACAAGACAATTACCTATGATGTGAAGCTTGCTCTTCGCAAAATTGGAATCCGAATCGGAAAATTTTTGGCATAATAGGAGAATATAGATGTCCACTGATCAAAAACTCGTCCCTTTAACAATTGCGCAGGACACTCACACTCGCAATCCATCCAAATTCTTGTTAAATACTTTTGTTACAAAGACAGAAGCATTCGACAGTGAATCCATCCAAGTTGACCTAATGAAAGAAGGCGAAAAAACTCTTCCTTCTATCCAAAGAGGAAAAGATGGGGTCAGGCTGGAGACTGAAAAGTTCTTCACTGGTTCTTTTGCTCCTCCTTACTTCAAATTGGAAGTTCCTCTTCCTGCGAATATGGATAGCGATAGAATTCCAGGCGAATCTATCCTCAATCCTTATACTCCGGATCAAAGACGCGCTTACAGAGTGAACCGCGAACTCGAACTTCTCAATAAGAGAATGGACCGAGTCGAAGAAGCCCAAATCGCAGAAGCGATGTTCAATGGAACAGTGACGTCTAGAGACATCAATGGGAACACAATCGCACAAATCAATTTGCAAAAATCAGGGACTCACCTTCTTACTGTATCAAATCTTTGGGATGCAGTTGGCGCAGACCCTTTAATGGATTTGATGGTTGCATGCGGATTGAATGAAGATGATTCTGATATTCCATCCACTCATGCAATCTTTGGTTGGGAAGCTTTCCTTGCAATGATTCAAGTTGAAAAAGTTGCCAAAATCTTCGATTCCATGAATATCAAAATCGACCAAATTGATGCAGCTATTCGCCAACAATCAGCCGTTAGAATCGGGATTCTAGGAATTTCTGGACTGGAAGCATGGGTTCTCAATACTTCTTATCGTGATTTTGCAACAAATGCCCGAGTGAAGCATCTAGATCCAAAGAAAGTTTGGGTAGGCTCAATGCATTCACCAAAGTCTCGTTACTTTGCACGGATTGATCACAAGCTTGCTCCTTCTAAGTCTGAAAGATTCTCTTATTTGTACGAAACAAATGATAAATCTTCTGATATCATTGGATTCCAATCTGCACCTCTTGCAGTTGATAACCTTCCAGACGCGTCTACAACTTTGACTGTGTTAACATAAGGTAGGATAGCATAATGGCAAAAGTAAAAATATTTAAAGCGATCATTCTTGATCGCAAAGTAATAACAGCAGGCGCAGAAGTTGAACTTTCCGAAGAACAAATTTCTCGCTTAAAGCCTACTGGGGTATTTGATGATCCTGAAATGGCATCGAAGGCTAAAGCAAAGCCTGCACAAGATGAAGCCGCAGCAAAAGCGAAAGCAGAACAAGAAGCAGCAGCAAAAGCGAAAGCAGAACAAGAAGCAGCAGCAAAAGCGAAAGCAGAACAAGAAGCAGCAGCAAAAGCGAAAGCTGGCAACCAAACTCCTGTTCGGCCTGTGCAAGCCCAAGGGAATAAATAAGCATGAGCATTCTTGCCGAAGCGACTCGAACTGCGATAGATAAAGATCTTGGGAATGCAATCAAAGGTGAATTCTCTCAAGATATTATTCTATTCGAGAAGATCGAGATCGTTCCATCCGAGACGATAGGATTCGAAAGTGAGCCAGGAACATTAGTCGGGTACAAACCGCACCAGGTTGAAGGTCATTTTACCAAGAATTTCCATTCAGTCGATAAGGAAGGATTCGAGAAGCTTTCTCAAACGGCAAGAATCCACCTATTAGATTCTGCAATCGAATTCCCACTTCTACAGAAAAATCTTGTTCAGATCTCCGATGAAAATTATTTTATCAAGTCTTCTGAACTTGCAGGCAGAGGCGCAAAGAATTATCAACTTGCAAAAGCATCCGTTGAGATGCTCGGTCAACTTGCCCAAGGAATTGAATACTACAATGCACATCTTGCATGGTTGGAGGCAAATCCTTAATGGAAATTCCTGCAATCACTTCAACTTCTGCATTGGAAGAAAAGCTTGTCGAGTTATTGTTAGATAATACTGATGCAGGCGCAAATGTTTGGAATGATAGATTTATTCCATTAGCAGATTTAGAAAAAACAACGATCCAAATATTTACTGCGAATTCTTCTAACCAAGAAGTTGATCGAGTAACAGACCAAAGATCAAACAGTATCAATTTAATCTGCTCAGCAAACGGCGAAGATGCGAAAAAAACTTTAGATAAACTTGAGGCAGATATCGAAGCGATAATCTATGCCAATAGAAATCTGAACGGCCTTCTTCCTAAACCAATACTTTGGCTTAGTGTCGAAAGGGATTTTGATTTTGAATCAGAAAATCTTCTCGGTTACTACGTGATCAACCTTTCCGCAATCCATTTAAAAAACTACAAATCCATAGGAGAATTACCAGATGAATCTTTTGACTAGAACATCATTTCTATTTTCGTTTACACTAAGCTATCTTGCATTTGCATTTGAGAACTTAGTACAAAAAACCTGGTTCAAAGCAGTAGAATTCGTATCACCAAACACGGCTCTTGGAGTTGTATTTGTTCCGAATATCCAAGCAATAAAATCTTGGTTACGGATTATCTTTGCAGTCACATGCATTGTGACTGCTTTTTATGCGTCGATATCCGTAGAAGCATTTGCAGATAACATATATCATACTATCCCCACTTTTACGCTTGGGCTTATATCCATAGCAGGAGTTCGAGGGAATTCCTACTGGGGTTCTGGCGACCTTATGGCAGGAGCATCTAATCTTTACGATGATTGCGCAGTTAGAACCTCGCTTCCCTGGACAGTAACTACTACTGGATCATCTACAACACTTGCCTTTGCGACTGTAGGAGTAGGAGAATTGATTGGAGATTATTTGAAGATAAATGAATATATCGAAATCGGAGATACTCCTCTAACTACCGGGAATAAATATGCGATGGTTCTAGCTATCGACGAAACAGCAAATACAGCAACGCTTGATAAAGCTGTAGATATAACAGTTGCAACAGAAGTTCGAGTATTTTCTCGAATGAAATTAGGCGGTTACGATGACTTCAAAATATCTTTTGAGCCAGTAGTTAAGGCATCTTGGATTTCCTTTTCCTTTGCCCTAAAGATGTCGTAAGTAGCAGGAGTCATGGTAATACCCTCTAAGGCAGAGAAGATATTTTTACCAGTCCTTTGACTTGCGGGTAAAGAAGAACCATATTGCTGTAGGAATGCTTCTGCCG